TCTAAGTCTTCAATTTTATTTTTAAATAAATATCTGCATACATATTTCACAACGTTTCCTTGAAAAAACGAAAGATTATTTTTAGATATAAATTCATAAGGTTGAATTTTAAAGTTTTTGTAGTGAGATCCGCCTACTTGTTTATCTTGTGGGAATGCATCTTCAAAAAGATCTTTATTTGTCATACTTAGAATGTATAATAATTAAAATTTATAACAACTCTTATTTTTTGATCAGTGCAACTCACTCCTCTATGTTCAAGGTTAGAATCGAATTCAACTAATCTATTTCCAATTGAGTAAACTTTTTCTCCACTTTTAAATTCCGTGTAGCCGTTGTTCGTATTAACAAAAAAAATAGCAGTTTTATTATTTTTAAAATCACTATGAAAACTATGTTTTTCTGGCTCAACTGTTTGAGTAAGTAAATTAGCTTTAACTCTTGTAATAGATTTTATATTTAATCTTTTTCTAAAGGGTTCAATTACATAATTATAAATTTCAGAAGTAGGATGACAATCTACAAATAATGAATGACAAAATTGAAAATGTTTAGGATCACGAGGTTCAAAATGTGCTAAATCATTGTACTGCCAGTAGATCTCAGGACCTAAAAATATTTTTTGTATAGCTGCAAACTCTTCTTTAGTTAAAAAATTATCTTTTACAATCATCTATAGTGTGTCTAAAAATTTTAATTTTTCGTTTGCTTCAGTTATTTTTGTAATTTGTTTATCTATTTCTTGTATATGTTGAGCATGCTCTCCTACACCAACCGGTTGTTGAATGTAAATTTTTATAAGAGCCTCGGCTTCTGATATTTGTGCATTATATTTATCTTCTAATGCTTGTAAAATTACTCGTTTAAATTCACTTTCCATAATTTGCCTCATATAAGTTATAATATTTTCCTAGTGGAAAATAATATTGGTGATAGGTGCTTAACAAATGCAAAGTCTGTTTTGATCTTGTTGCTCCTGTATACCAAACTCTAAGCTCTTTTACCTTTTCTTTAAGGTTTTTTCTATCATAATGTGAAGGAAAATTGCATTTACTTGCTAATACTACATTATCTGCTTCTCCCCCTTTTACTTGATGAATTGTATCAATAATGATTTTTGGGGGTTGTTTTAGATCAACTCCCTCGTGCATTAATTTCTCAAAATATTGTTTATCTTTATCTTTAAATTTTCGCTTAAATGCTTGATACCATGAAGTTTTTTCATCACGCATCCCACACTGTAAATGTAGCTCATCGAAGTTAAATACTTGATTAGGATGGGCAAAGCTCCACTTTTTACTATCATGTGTTCTGAAACCATGATCAATATTTAATAAATATTCATACATAATACATGCTTCTTCGCGTGTGATTGATCCTCCCTCACAAATTTTATTCCAATACTCTATAGCTAGAAATTGATTCGGATCAAAAGATTTATTATTTTTTACATCTTGGTAATATAATCCCAAATTTTTAGCTTCCTCCTGGAGTTCTTTTTTTACATCATTGATTCGCGCTAAGACCATCCAATCACCTTCTAAATTCCACGGTACTTTTTTTAAAGTATTACATCTATAAATCCTGCCTTCTTTTTGATTAGAATAAAATTCCTTTTTGATTCTATCTTTCTTCATACTTTCTAATAAACATTTAGAAAAAAAATGGATGTTCTTATTTAATCTTACAGATCTTTTTAAAACTAATGCTTTGCCAGGAAACTTTTGAAAAAATACTACATCTGCTCCATTCCATTCATATATTGCTTGGTCATCATCTCCTGCTAAATAAATTCTGTCTACTTGTTTTGCTATTTTAACAACCATATCCCATTGTAGGGGAGTTAAATCTTGAGCCTCATCTACCATTAATACTTTAAAAGGAATTACTAAACCATCAGTAATATATCTGTGCACCATATCTGTAAAATCTAATCTGTCCGGTGTCCGTTGGCCGTTCTCCATTTCCATTGTTTTAAATTTTTCATATCCAGCAATAATGGATTTAAATTGTTGTAACCTAACTGCTTTTCTAGATTGTTGTTTATACAACCATACCGGATCAACCTTCATATTACGTGCTCTGTCATAAATCTGTAAGGACCAATTATTATATACTTTCTGATCGTCCCAAGTATCTTTATAATTTACTTTTACTGTTCCATACTGAGTATGAAAAGTTAATAAATCTGCTTTAGGATCAAGAACAGGAATTTCAGCAAACTGCTGGCGGGCTAAAGAATGTAATGTTCTAAAATATTTAAAAGCATCTTCGTCATATTCTTTAAATCTTTTACGAACTCTAGCTACACATTCATCAACAGCTTTATTTGTAAAAGAAATGTAACAAATTTCATCAGGAGAATAACCTTTTTTTAAATATCGTTGTACACGTTTTAATAAATTTTCTGTTTTACCAGTTCCTGGGGGACCAAAAATCTTAATTGTCTTCCCACGCAGCTTTTGTTTTAGTGAATGTGACATCTTTGTTTTTATGTTCTAGTTGTTTTGGAATACTGACTACCCAATGTCTGCTGTCTATATTTTGAAATTTCTTTTTAGGTTGTGCTCCGCCTTGTTCTAAGAATCTAGTACACTCTTTTTCGTTCCAGTTGTAACCCATTTTTTTCATAAAAGATCTAAATGTTTCTAATTTAAATCTCATTTCAGTTTCATCTTTCCATATATTTCCCGAATCAATTTGATCAAATTCTGTGGTATCTTCTATATCTTCTAAAAACCTAGCCATTCTAGAATTAAATACATCGTCACGTTCTTCACCAGCATCATAACCTTCCATATCTTGTTTATTAGATATTAATTCTTCAAGCCAATCTCTGTAAGGATCTGGGTCTCTTTTTGTAGGTTTTAAAGGTCTCCATACAATATCAAAATTTAAAAGTTGTTCCCCCAGGAGTTGTTGTTGATATAACTGTTTAGTTGATAATCTTATAGCTTTACCTTGAATAGGTAATATCCAATAAGGCTCTGGATATGAATTAACTTTAAGTAATTTACCTACTTCCGGTAGCGCTTCGTTAGCCCCAATACCTAATTTTCTTTTTACACATTCACTCGATACACAATGCATTCTTGCAATAGATGTTTTACATTTATAAGCATAATCTTTATTTTCCACTCCTTTAAATATTGCTTGTAATTCTTTCGGATGAAGTTTTTCTGCACAAACTTTAGTCATCATTTCTCTAGTCCATTCTTCGTACATCACAGGATCGGGATTAATTTTTTTAGCTAAAACTGCAACATTAAACATAGCATCATTTCTACCTTCTCCTTTTTGAACTTTATTTTTCATAAAATTAATTACACATGGAGGGTAATCTTTAGTTTCATCATCTTTAAATATTTTAATTTTTTTAAATTCTGTAGGGGTTACTCTAAATTTTTTTACAAATTCATATAAATCTTCTAATTTAATCGAACTACCGTTGTCATCCATAGCAACTCTAGTAGTCATGTGGGCTTTTTGATAAGGTAGATTTACAAAATTACCTTTTCTTTTGTTATCCCAATCTTCGGGGGTTAAATCAACTTCGTCTTGGGCTGGAAAAATATCTGTGGTTGTGTCATTGATTCCAAGATCAGATGCAATTTCGATTAATTTTTTTCTCATCGAGGATGCTGGAACAACACCATCGATATGTAATATTAAATGTAAGCCATTTGATTTTGAACGATAAGGTACTAACGGATATCTTCTTTGTCGTATCGTTTTGATAACTTCCTTATGCTGTATATTATAACGATCAACATCGATGACACCCCAATGGCATGTATTATCATCTCTAATAGGGACACTCCCATAATATGCTTCTCCTTTTAAGTGTTGTTTCCAATGATCTTTTGTCATTGGAGAAGGTTCTAACCAATGTTTGAATTCAGCCTTACCTTTAGAATTTTTCTTTCCAGTAGGTTTAGATACTCCAAAATAAGTATTCGAGCCCTGGAAGAGTTCTATAAACTCCCCCAGGGTTTTGTCAAGTAGGTCCATAAACTAGAATGGTGTTTTTGGTGCCTGTTCTTCTTGCTGATGATTGACTCTTACAGCTCCCTTTTTACAGCTTTCGTAAAATTCGTAAGCTGATTTTAACACCTCTTGATTTTCAACTCCCCCAAGGTGTTCTATCTCCCAACCGTACCACGAACCTTTGTTATTTTTTTCTAACACGGTTTTCATAGTATACATTTGAGTAAATGGTGCAGGTCTAAAATGACCTTGTCCACTTTTTCTCTTCTGTCTTAATGACATCATCATTGAGTTCCACTTTTTAGATTTTTTTCTTTGAGTGGATTTCATTGTTACAAGAGCAGTTGAATTCTTATCTTGTTGTGAAATAAGAATATAATGAGATGCGGTTTCTTCAATATAATTACCATTTGGTAATCTATCTTTACCATCATCTCCTCTTGTAGTTTTACTCATGATGTCTGAATCAGATGAATATACATTCACAGGCGCTGCTGCACCTTTATCTCGATCCTGCCATTCAATATACTCAAGTTTATAATAACAAGGAATTACAGAGATACCTTTAGCACCATCATATAATTCATTTGTTACTGTGTTATATATCATTCCTGGTCTAGCCGCTTGAATGAATTGACTATCTCCTTGAGTTACTTGAGGTGATAGTTGTCCTAACACTTTGAGGAATGGTAATGCTAAACTTTTTGAGTCAACATTATCAAACCCTGTGTCCGCAAACTGCTCAATATTGAGGTTTGCAATTGCGCCAGTTTTTTTAACGTCTATATTTGCACCTGTCGCTTGTCCGTCTTTTATTTTCACGTTTTCCTCCATTACTTATTATTTGTTATTTTC